CCTGGCGCACCGTCTGGGTGAGCGGCTGGATGGCCGGCATGGCCATGGCTGATGCGGCTGGCGCCACCACGGCCGCCATCGCCAGCGCTCCTGCTGCCCGGTTCACCAGGCGCTTGGAGGCATCCATGCCCTGGGCCAGGCCCTCGCCGAGGTTGCCGCCAAGGGCGGCAAAGACGGTCGATGGCGAGTTGATGCCCATCTGCCTGGCAAACCAGCCCTTGACGTTGCTGCCAAGGTTGGTGACGCGCTCCTTGAGCTTGCCGATCTTGCCGGTGATGCCTCTTATGAGGCCATTGATGATCTCGCCACCCATGGCCATCATCTTGCCTGGCAGGGTCTTGATGCCATTGATGATGCTGGAGCCAATGCGCGCCGCAGCGGAGATGACCGAGCCTGCCATGCCCGCGATGCCACGGGCCAGGCTGGCGATGAGATTGCGACCGATGGTCAGCATCTTGCCTGGCAATGAGATGTACCAGCGCAGAAAACTGCCGCCAATGCGCGCCGCAGCGGAGATGACCGAGCCTGCCATGCTGACGATGCCATTGGCCAGGCTGGTGATGAGGCGCTTGCCCAGCTGCAGGAGCTGGCCTGGCAGCGCGGCGAGGCCATTGAGGATCGATTGGCCCAGGCCCACCAGCTTGGTCGGGATATCGAGAATCCATTTGATGACATTGCCGATGGCCAGGCCGACGCGCTTGCCCATGCTCTCGGCGTGGCCACCCACATCATCCACAGGTTTGAGGAGCCTGCCGATCCACGAGAAAAAGCGCCCGATGGCATCGATGGCCGGCGAGATCATGTCCACAAGCGGATCCCACACGGCATGGAAGGCGGGCGCCAATGGCTGCAGCGCCTCCTTGATGCCATCGAACATGCCGCGGAAGAATCCAGAGATCGGCCCCCAGTACTTGTAGATCAGCGCCGCCGCGGCCACGATGCCGACCACGATCCAGGTGAGCGGATTGGCCAGCAGCGCCACGCTGAAGGACCAGGCACCGCTGGCGGCCGCCAGGAATCCCGTGCGCAGCGCCGCCAGGCCTCCGGTGATCGCCGACCAGCCCGAGGAGGCCAGGCCCCTCAGTCCGCCCGACGCGGCGAGGTTCCATTGCACCCAGCGCGAGGTGTAGGTGATGGCGCTGGCGATGCCGCCGGAGAGCTTGCCGATCTGGCCAAAGGCCATCATGGCGACGCCGGAGACCGACCCCAGCGTGCCCACCAGGGTCAGCGCCGCGCCGCCGAACATCATGAACCCGGCGATCCACTTGGTGAGCTTGGGATGCTCACCGATCCACTTGCCGAGCTGCTCCGAGAGCTTGCCGAACCATTCCACGGCGCGCTTGAGCTCCGGGGCCAGCGCCCCGGCCAGGGCGGCCTTGGTGTTGGTGAGCGTGCCGGTGGCCGCATCCCACAGGTTCTTGAGCGTGCCCAGCTGGGCGTTGACCTTGGTGTTGAGGTTGGCCTGCTGCTGCATGCGCCCACGCAGCTCCTCATAGCCCGCCACACCCTTGGTGAGCATGGCGGTGACCATCTGCGCGTCCTGGCCGGTGCCGAAGAGAGATCTGATGACCCCAGCCTGCTTTTCTGGGTTGAGCGCCTTGAGCTTTTCCAGCTGGCCGATCATCTGCTCAACGCCCAGCAGGTGACCATGCTCGTCCAGGAACTTGAGCTGGATGCCCATGCCGGCGAGCTCTTTCTGCACATTACGGGCCGCCTTCGTGCTGCCTGCAGAATACACATTGAGGGCGTTCATGATGCTGGCAAATCCGGTGCCCACGGTCTCGCCGGACATGCCCATGTTGATCAGCATGGCGTAGAGCGGTGCCAGGTCCTGGGATGATTTGAGGCCCTGCAGCCCCATGCTCATCAGCGCGCCGGATGAGCGGCTGAAGGCATAGCCCATCTCGCTGGCCGAGACGCCGAGGTTCTTGGTGCGGGCAATGGTGTCGAGGAAGGTCATCATGTCCTTCTCGGCGACGCCTGTGGCGTTGGAGAGGCGGGCGGCGAACTCAGCCGCCTCGGCGAAGGGCATCTTGAGCTCCACGCCGAGATAGGCCGCCGCCTTGCCCAGGCCGCCCAGGATGGCCTGGTTGGAGACGCCCATCTCCTTGAGCTTGGTCATCATCTGCTGGAAGTCGGCGGTGGTGCCGGGCAGCTTGTTGCCGAGGTCCGTGGCCAGATCGTTGATCCTGGCGAAATCCGCCGTGACCTTGCCGCTTGAGTCCATCATGGCGGTCTTGAGGCTGGTGGCCGCATCCTCGGCCTCGGCGAAGGCGGCGATGGGACCGCCCATGGCACCCATCATGCTCTGGCCCAGGGTAGATGTGGCCTGTCCCAGGGCGGTGAGCCTGGCGCCCATGGCGGTGAGCTTGCTCTGCACGCCGCCCAGCTGGCCCGAGAGGTGATCGCTCAGCGACAGCAGTACGCTGAGCTCGAACATGGCGTTGCTCATGGCGCCTCGTTGATCTCCTGCCAGTAGGCGACGGCCTCCCGGCTCCACATGGCCAGCTCAGGCAAGGTCATCGCCATCAGCTCGCCATGGCCCCAGCCGGTCACGTGGGCCAGGTGGATGATCAGCCGGTGGTCCGGGAGAGCGCTTTTCCCAATGTGCCATTGATGGCATCGATGGCCACCAGCACATCCGCCATCGGCCAATCCAGCAGATCCTCATAGAGGATGGGTTTGCCATCGACGCGCAACAATCGGCTCGCCAGAGCGATGATCAGCTGTTCATGGCTGCCGGCCGCCAGGCGCTGTGCCTCGATGAGGTCGCGCCCGGTGCCCGCCGTCACCTCGGCCTTTTTGCCATTGGTCAGAGTGAACTCGGTCATGGTCAGGCCCCGATGTTGCTGCGGTAGGTGGCCAGCATGTCCTCGCCGCCCGCCTTGTAGATGTTGGCCAACACGTCCACCTCGATGATGTCCTGCCCATCGATGGTGACTTTGATGGCATAGGCCTGGTAGTCCGTCGAGACCTCGACGTTTTCATGTTGTTTGAAGTTGCCCAGCGGAAACGAGGTGAACGCCACGCGCATCATGGCCACATAGGGCACCTCGGAATTGCGCCCGTTGGGTGTCGTCCAGTTCTCGATGCTGCCCCGGGCCTGGAGCTGCACCGTTTTGAAAATGTTTGCCGTGACCGTTAGCGCGTCCTGGTAGAGGCTCGCCCAGGTGATCTTGCCGGTGAGCACGTCGAAGCCGGCAAAGGCCTGGATGGTGCCCACCATGCCCAACGCCTTGTGGTCCACCATCTTGGTCTTGATCTGCGGCAGCTCGATCTCGGCGGCGCGCCCCAGCAGGTTCGCGCCATCCATGTAGACATTGCAGTTGTGCAGGCGATTGATCAGGACATTGGCCATGTGCGCTCCTTACTGCTGCTCGCCGCCCAGGCTCTTGAGCAGATTGATGTCGATGAAGGATTCGAAGGTGATGCGCTCCGCCGGCAGCACCGGCATGAAGTCGATGCTGAAGGTGATGTGTCCCAGCGCCACCTCCACGGGAGGGTTCTTGTTCTTGTCGTATGTGCAGCGGCCATCCACCAGCGCGCCCCGCGAGATCAGCGTGTTGAGGAAGGCGTTGACGCTGTCGGTGATGCCGTCGATGAGGGCGTTGTCGATGGGAAAATCGATGAACTGCAACATGGAGAACTCGATGGACTCATGGATGATGTCCGCCGTGCGCCGCACGTTGATGAAATTGAGCGGGTGGGTCATCGAGGGCCAGGCCGCCGAGCGGTTGCCCCAGCTGCGCAGCCCCGTGCCGAACGAGTTGAACACGGTGACGATGCCGTTCTCGTTGAGCAGATTGGCCTCGGTCTGGGGGTCGTTGATGCGCGCCGAGATGGGTCGCTCCGCGCCGGTGATGCCAGCGAACTCGGTGTTGGATGGCGACCACCAATAGCCCCTCGCCATATCCTTGGCGCAGATGATGCCCGCTAAGCGCTGGCTCATGGGCTCGAGGCGCTCGGCGTTGGTCTGGGCATCGAAGACCATGACATGCGGGTAGCACAGGATGGCCCGCTCGCTCGAGACATTGAAATTGATCGCCCCGGCCGCCCCGCGCCCTTCGACCGCCTGCTGCACGGTGATGCCGATGGGGGCATCGATGATGGCCATGGCGCGCAGCTTGGTGGCCATGGCGATCATCTCTGAGGAGACGCTGGTCTGGGTGCAGTAGCCAGGCGCGATCAGCAGCTTGGCGAAAAATCCAAAGAGATTATAGGTGTCGTCCAGGGCTTGCAGTCCGGTGCGCTCGCCGCCTGCGGTCATTGTGCCGATGATGTCGCCCGGCCCCACCTGCTGCGGGGTCAGGAACTCATGGTCCACGGCCAGCGCGGCGCCGGCCGGCATCGTGCCCTTGGGGTGGCGCGTGATGATGCCGCCTGCGGCATCCAGCGTGTAGTCCGTCCCGGGCGCGTAGGTGGTGGCCTGATCGGCGGACCGGACCGTCACGTTGCTGACGTAGGTCCTGGAGAGCCTGCCGCGTCCGGTGACCGCATCCAGCGTGACGGCCTCATGCTGCACCGCCTGGCGATGGATGGCCGGGTCGCAGCAGTTGACGACGATCACCGTGCCGGCACCCTGGTCGAAGATGGCATCGAGGGCCTGCGGGATGGTAAAGCCATCGCTGTAGCGCGCCTCGCCGAACTGGGCGGCATCCTTGGTGCCCAGCACGATGACCGGCCTGTTGACCGCACCCGTGGGTGCTGTGCCCACCAGGCCCACCACGGCGGTCTTGACCTGGCGTATGGGCCGTGGCCCGGCGAAGATATCGATGGTCTCGACACCATGCAAGAAATTAGCTGCCATATCAGGACTCCTTTGCCTTGCGCTGCAGGATGATGGGTGGCATGGCTGCTGGCCCATCCTGGAGCACCAGGTGGCCCCTGGCGATCAGCGTGGCGACGATGGGTGATTGCTCGGGGAGCTCCACCATCGCGCCATGGTGCAGCATGATCTCGCGCCCATCAGGCAGGCTCAAACCTGAGAGTGGGCCGCGGTAATGGTAACGGCTCATAAGGTGACCTCCTCGAAACCATAATCGACCTTGATGCGGGTGATGCCCGGGCCATCGCCGCTGTCGCGCGCCTCGAGCACCATATGCCTGGTGGCCACCACCAGCTCGTAGAACCACAGCCCGGCCGACTGGCCGACGTAGCGCTCGGCGACCATGGAGAATGGATCGGCCAGCGCCTCGCCATCCGCATTGACGATGTCGGAAATCTGCAGGCCGTCAGTGTCGAGCACGATCTCGGTCGCTTCGGGGGTCGCCTGCAGATCTCCGACAT